AATTGGTGCTCCTCGTTTTGAACAAATACTTGCTAAAGTTGGTCCAATCACAGAATCCATATTTGCAGGAATAAACGGTGATTTATATGTATCTTTTCCAAGTTGTGTTTGAATATTTGTATGAAGTCGCGAAGCAATCTTATTAAACTTTGGTATTAATCCAACATCGTCAAATGTTAGAAAACGACGCATTCTATCCTTAGATTAATAAACACTTTAAGCTTTATTTTATAAATTCACAAGTATATGGAATATTATTTAAAATAGCTGGCCAAATAGCAAATCCAGACCCGTGTGAATAATTTGTATAACTAATGATATTTGCACAATTACTAATTATTGAAATATCTGTTAATGTATCAATAATACCTTGTTCATTATGTGTTGAACCATATGCAAAATGTGCAACTTTTGAGTCATAAACCCTAATACTTGTATAGTTTTCTGAAACAAATTTCTTAATATCTTCTGAATCAGCTAATAACACAATAGGATTATTAGATTTATAGTTTGTTAAATAATTAGTTAACCTTTCAAGGAACTTCATTTTTCGTCCAATATCTTCTGTCTTAAAAATCATATTATCTCCACAACGCAAGTGTATAACATTATACATTTTAGAAGTAATATTCAAAGATTTGCATACAGAATTATAACTTTCATTAATAAATGAATTAAATTGAAACTTAGACCCTATATAATTTATTTCATTTTGAATTATTTCAAATATAGGAAACGATATAAATGATATATAGACTGTTCCATTTCTATTTGGTGCTTTTACTATATCATTTAATACTAACAGGAGTTCACTAACTATTCTTTGTTTTATCATAGATTGTATTATATTCTCTGTAGCACTTATAAATATATCATCTGGGTGCATATTTACATATGTAAGACACTCGGTATTATCTAAAATAGTGTCATCCAATTCCTCAAAATTGTCATTACTAAAGTACTTTCCTATAGGATGATGTTTTACATTAATATCAAATTCCTTATTTGCAAGATTACATAGTTGATAAATATACATACAGCCCCTTATAAAATCTCCTAAACCAGGTGGCGTCCCTAAAAAATTCTTATAATTCAATTTATAAACACATACAATTTTTCTTATATGGCTAAGTTTCTCAATGCAATTAAATTTAATCTTTCTTACAAAATTATCATCATTATATGGTATAGTTCTATGTCGATAACCATTTATAATATTATATTGGAATGGATAGATATTTTTACCAGACTTTAACTGTACTGCCGTATTAACTGGCGGCGGATGTATAACTGTATTAATATGTCGAACAATTGGTTCAGGTTGAACATTTCTAAATACACGTTTTTGAGGTGCTCTATTTGCCCAAGATGACATTAATTATAAAACATATTATATTATATAAACTATTCCGCACCAACTTTCATAAATATTTGATACACTTAAAAATAGTAAATTATAATCCATATTTTGACAGTAGTTCCTTTGTAGCTGTATGAAGATTAAATAGTTGTATACCAATAAAAAAAGGATGTACTTTATTACATTTATTACAAAATAATGCATTTGCTTCATTTGTTTGCTCAATATCAATTCCTGGTATATATTCTAAGAGTTTAGGATACCTTTCAAATGGAAGAATCCTATCAAGACTATATCCATTTGTAACGTGAATCATTGATGAATCGATAATAGAAGGATAGATATTATCTGACATAAAATCCTGGTCAGCGCCAAACATCTTTATATGTTTCGCCTGATTTTCAGATAACTCTTTAAGTTGGGGTAATCTGCCACGTTTAATTCCCCAAATTCCACCCATAATTTTATAGGTATGATGACAGTGGTCTCTAACAATATGAAACATCTTATCACTTTCAAGCCATTTTTTTACTAAAAAAGCTTCCCTAAAACTAATCCAGGCATCTGCATCTCTTACTATCATTGCCGCAACATCTTCTTCACTTGCAGGATAAAATCTCCAAAACATCTTCTCAGCAGAAGCAGAACTATTACCTGTATCCACTCTTACTAATTCAGTATTTTTTAAGGACTTTAACACATCAATAATATTAGAAGGAACTGTATGGTCATAATAAAATCTACAAATCCATCCATTATATATCCTCTGAGCAAACAAAGCATTCATAATCGCATTATGTGTATAGCGAGGATTATTACCATACAAAGAAAATGAAATAATGTATTTATTTTCATTAGTAGAATTAATATTCCAAGCAATCAGCTTTTGGCATAAAAATTCAAATAACTTATCATTGGCACTTAGTGATGTATCATATTTCAGAAATTTCTTCTCATATATTTTACATCCACTAAAATTATCTGAATCTGTTACACTAACATTTTCAAATACTAAATCATTACTTTGTTTAATGTATTCTTGCAACATACTTGGGAGCGTATCATTTATACTATCAACTGATATGTTCAGCTTTTTAAGATTTACAACTAAAAAATCATTCTGATTAAATATATTATGCCTATTATTTATTGATAAAATATCAGTATTGGTTAATCTACTATTTAATTCAAAATGGTCAGTTAAGAAAATATCTAAATTGCAAATTAACATAGTACCTCTATACTTCATTAAATTATATACTTTATCTAAAATAAAGTTTGATAGGTCCTGATACAAAATGTCTTGAACTTTTACATAAAAAGCACCAATATAGTCACAGTGTCTTTTAAATTCTGTGGAATTATTAGAATTATCAAATAAAATATACTCAAACTTTCCTTTTATAAATTTCTTAAAACACTCATATTGATAATCTACAAAACTGGGTTTATTATCATTAGCTATTACACATATTAATAAATCCATACTTAATATATTTATTAATATGTCTTTAAATGAAGTTATTTTCTATAATTAGATTCAATTATGAAGTTCAAAGTAAATGCTAATATTATGCAGCAACTTTCATAAATACTTGGTATTCTAATTCCAGATTATTTTCTTTTACAAACTCATCTATACTAAACTGAGTACGATTTGGTTGTTGAGGAGAAATTGTTCCTGGTTGTTGAAATAGACCAAAAAAATATCTATGAGTTCCTGAAGGGGGATTTGGTCCTTTGTACTCTAAAACCTGATTATTCAGAATATCATTTTGACTTTGTAGGTTTGTCACCAACCAATGCACAAAACCTGGCTGTATCTGTGGAGGTACATCAGGGTCCCACATAACTAAAGTATACATCTTTCCAGTTTTTGAAAATTCTACACTTGGTGCAGAAACAGTCTTATTCTTTTCAAGTTTTTGGCCTTGAATTGGAATAGTATCATACTTAATAATTAACTGATTTCCACCCATATACTTCTTAATTGTTTTTCTTTTTAGTCTTTTTCTTCTTAGTGTTTTTCTTGCTCGGAATGCCATTCTATTAGGAGCCTAAAATATATTTTGTATTGAAACTAAATGAGTTCTTGGGCCAAAAGAAGTAATCCACAGCTTCCTACAAAAGGAATTTATACAACTTATGAATCTGAAGATAATCAATTTATTTATCTAAACTTTGTAAGAAATACCACAACCTATCCAGATTCAGATATTTCATATATTATTAAAAAAACCAATGATTATTATTTAGCAAATGTAGAAACAATTACACGTGATAATTCCTTCTCGCCTTATGTACTATATATTAATAATGCTAAATTTCATATTAAGTCTCCAAATGAATCAATTAGATTAATAACTCTCTCAGACCGAAAAATTATCAATCCAAGAACAAATATTCCTAAAACACTTATTCACACCTGGAATACAAAAGAAATTGAAAATACTGACCTATATTATCCAGTAAAAGTTCTTAGAACACTACATCCAGATTACAATTATGTTATGTTTGATGAAGAAGAACGAAAAGAGTTTATTAAAAATAATTATGATGAAAGAGTTTTGAATGCATATAATAAACTAAAACCAGGTACCTATAAAGCAGATTTGTGGAGATATTGTTATCTTTACAAAAATGGAGGATTCTATATGGATATTAAGTTTGTTATGCGAAAATCATTCAATGCAATTATAAATGAAAATATTAAACTATTAACTGGGAAGGCGATGTATACAGATGGGATTAATCCTGGATTTACAGCCTGTATGCCTAATGAACCACTTATGAAAGCTGCAATTGATACCACAGTTGACAGAATTGAAAATAATTATTATGGTGTATCTTCACTTGATATAACTGGGCCTTTAATGTTTGAATATGCATTTACTAAGACATATGGTCTAACATCATCTGAATATATTGATAGGCAGAATCAAGATGTATTAATGGGTAGATATAATGATATAAATAATTTTAATTGTATAATTTTTAATAATTCAATTCTTGCACATAATGGGTTTTCTACATATTATAGTCATCATCGAACCTCTCCATATGTTGTTTTCTGGAATAACAAAGATGTATATCATATTGAATAGTTGCATATAGTTTTAAAACATTTCTATTAGATTTTCTATAGGAAATGTATTAAATTATTAGTGTTTTTTATTTATATACTAAGTATTTTAGTTATTATAGTAAAAATATACAAATAACAACCAAACTGCTTAGTTGCTGTAGGCAAGACCACCCATACCAGACATAATGCGGAGTACGTTGTAGTTGGTGGCATACACGCGTACAGTGGAGCTTAGGTTGGTACCGACCGCGTTGTTAGACACGGTGAGGAGGAGGGTGGTGTTATCGATACGAGACAAGTTGCAAGTGCCAGAAGGCTGGTGTTGTTCAGGCTGGAGAGCAAAGCTGTACACGTTGATACCAACAGCTGGGATGTTGGTGTGGTGTTGGTAAGGCTGCACCCAGTTGAAGTAGTTACCGTCACGCACAGAGAAGCGGTCGTGGCCGTTGAGCTGGAGGAGCGCAGTGATGGTAGGGTTCTTGCCCGCCATACCCTCCACGCGAGTCACGGAGTAACCAGACTCGAGCACAGAGCGGTCCCACCAGTCGGAGTAGTTGAAAGGCTGTTGTCCCTTCCAAGGGTTGATGATGTTATCATCGCAGCTTACGAAGCTGTCACGCTGCACAACCCAGATGAGCTCCTTGCAAGGGTGGTTGAAGTTGAGCTTGAGCTTGTTGGCAGAGCTGGTGATGGATTCACCGCCAGTGAACTGGAGCACATCGATGAGGTACTCGTGGCTGACCTGGGCGAACTTACGACGTTCATCAGTATCGAGGTAGATGTAGTCGATGTAGAGAGAAGCCGCAGCAAGACCGCACTGGCCAACGCGGTTGCGGATGGCGTGAGGGTCAGAGCTGTTGGAGTAGTCCCAGCAGAGGTTGTTTAGAGTGTTGAACTCTAAGTTGATACGAACCTCGTGGTACTGGAGAGCAATGAGAGGGAGGGCAAGACCAGGGTTGCGGCAGAACCAGAACTGGAGAGGGATGTAGAGGGTGTACATCGGGGCGCAGCTGGTAACCACTTCAGAGGTGAGGGGCTCACCGCCATAGCAGTCATTGTCGCAAGTGGAGCCACCCTGGTAGAGGAGGTTGGTGAGTTCAGGGACGTTACCAACCATCTTGGCGTAGCCGGCTTGCTTACCAGGCTCCTGGGTGAGTTCGTTCCAGATGTGGAGCCAGTCACCATAGTGCTTGTCAATGCGTTGACCACCGATTTCGATTTCGACGTAGTCGATGATGTTGTGGCCAATCCAGTTGAGCCAGCGGAACTGGGCACCAGAGCCGTCAGAAGGCTGGAGCTGTACCTGCGGGAGAGTGGCCTGGAGGTACATACGGTAGATTAAGTCACCGTTACGTTGGATAGTGCAGGTCACCTTCTTGCCGAAGTTAGGGGCACCGTTGAAAGGGTTTTCAATGGACTCCATAGCGAAGTTGGTGTGTCTGCGGTAAACAACCTTGAAGAAAGTAATTTGAGGGTTACCAGTTAGGTAAACATCCTGGGCGCCATAGGCTACAAGTTGCATTAAACCACCTCCTGTCATTTTCTATATCCTGGATTAACAAAAAAATTTTGGCAAATCGCATACTTTTTGAATTCGGAGGGTTTAAAAACTTTTCACAATCTCCGTATAAGTACATTTCAACAATGAGCGACAGTGCGTTTTTTAAAGTTAAAAGCTCAAAACGCTCTAATCCGGAAGCTCGAACGACTTTGGATGCTATTCATAGCCAAAAAGTTCAGAATATGCTTGAACAAAAAAAGAACCTTGATTCCTATAAACAGGAGCTTTCAACCCTAAAGAAACGTATTACCGAAACCGTATCTGATATTGAAATTTGGCGTTTAGAAAGAGATGCGGAGGTCTTGGAAAAGAAGATTAAAACCATTGAATCTGATGAAGATTTAATGGACTATTACCTTCGAACAGGTGATATCCTCTATAATTATTATGATATGCAGGACAAAATTCAAAAAGGTGGTATGTCTTTTAATACAACTAAAGCCAAACCTGGCTCGATTCTTGCTATCTTAGAAGAGGTTGCACAACAAGAGAATCAAGAAACCAAGAATACCGTAGTTGTTCCTCCTGTTCAAAAGGGCCTTCAGAGAAACCAGCTTCTTAATGACTATCTTCAGCTCGAAGACCCTGCAATGGCACGAAACACCGTTGAGGAGTATGATGACCCCTGGACAACCTGCGAATCCTGTGGCAATGAAATGATTATGTGTTTAAATGAAGCAAATCTCACCTGTTCAAAGTGTGGATATCAAGATTTTATTTTAGTTGATAGTGATAAACCAAGTTATAAGGACCCTCCTCGTGAGGTATGTTATTATGCCTACAAAAAGATTAATCACTTCAATGAATGGCTCGCTCAATTCCAAGCCAAAGAGAGCACTGAGATTCCTGCCGAGATTTATGATTCAATTCTTATTCAACTCAAAAAAGAACGCATTACAAATATGTCCTCTCTCAAACCCACCAAACTTCGTGAAATTCTGAGAAAGATGAAAGCCTCAAAATACTATGAACACATCCCACACATTATTAATCGTCTTAATGGACAAAATGCACCTTTTATGTCTCGAGAGGATGAAGAAAAACTACGCCATATGTTCCGTGAAATCCAACCCTCTTTCAAAAAACACAGACCTCAAGGCCGTAGAAACTTTTTATCATATGGCTATATCCTTTACAAGTTTTGTGAACTCTTGGAAATGGATGAATATTTGAGTTGCTTTCCTCTCCTCAAAAATCGCGACAAACTCTATCTGCAGGATAAGACCTGGCAGAAAATATGCGAAGATATGGGCTGGGAATATATTCGCACAGTATAAAATCAAATGATTAATTAATATTTGTAATTACAATAATTACTATATTAATTATTTAGTACTCGTATACTAAAGGTTGTTTACATACGAGGGAAGCCGACGAGGTTGGCGCCGAGACCGAAGCCAGCACCCTGACGGGCAGTCACACCAACTGAAGGAGAGACGGCATCAAGGATGGCGAAGACGACCGCAGCGAGGACCGCGAGGGTAGCAACTTCATCGAGAGGGAGCGCCTTCTTAGGGATGAAGATAGCAGCGGCCGCGATAACAAGACCCTCAATTAAATATTTGATTATGCGATTCACAATTTCAGCAAAACCGTAGCCCATCATTTCTATATTCACACTTAAGAAAAAAACTCACCCCAAAAATTAGACTTTTGGACCGAGTTTAAAGCATTGGAACTCAAGGAATATAGAAAATGAGCAGCGACAAGAATACCCCAACCGTAGTGGAAGACTTTCTTGATGAGGATACTGAAATCCCTGGCCAACGCTATGTACTACTAAGCTTCCTAAGTCCGGAGAAAGTACTCGAAAAGAAAGATATCTATTTCTTCCAAAAGTTCCTTGAAGGCTATGAAGTTGACTGGAAGATTAAGAATCTTGAAAAGTATATGGTGGATGTCGTAAAGAACGTTAACGACCAGCTTGATGAACGTATCAAGGAGCTTGAAAAGAATGACCAATTTGACCAGGCAACTATCTGCCGTAAAAACCGTCTCAATATCGATAGTCTAATGAATGAATATCAGCTCTTTGTGCAAAAGGCCCGTACAGATATCCAGAAGACCAAGATTGTTGAAGCCTATGATGATTTTATGTATACAAACAAGGTCAAACTTGAAGATGAGTTTTTTGCAAAGAATGAGTTCCGTACATCCGTACGCGGCGTGAAGGTTCGCGGTGTCTATGGCAATCCTAAAGAGGCTGAACTCAAGGCCAAGAAGCTCCAGACCAAGGATAAATATCACAATATTTTTATTGGTGACCTTGGTAAGTGGCTTCCTTGGGACCCTCAACCTCACGAAATCACTGAACAAGAATATGCTCAAGACGAACTCAATACTCTAATGCGCAAGTACAAGGAGAATGAGGATAATCGTGAGAAGTACTTTGAGGAGCGTACTAAGGGTTCTGCGCCTGCTAAACAGGTATTTGGTGGTGGTGGTGGTGGTGCTAATCCTTCTGAGGCTCTCAGTGGTATGTTTAATGGCAAAGGAGATTTAGCTCTTGAGCGTAAGATGGATAAGGCCTCTATCACCGTTGAAAAGGTTGAGGAAAATACGGTAGTTGAGCCTAAATAGATTGATTAACAAAAGTACATTATTATAAATAATTAGTTTTTGTTAGATTGAGACATTTTTTGGGCACTTTTTATAAAAGTGCTTATGAATAATAACCAGTAGTTGGGACCGGTCCACCTACATAAGTAGGAATGCAGGCCTGGGTAGTACCATCACAGAAGTACCCTTCAGGGCAGGGTTGACCATCTTCGTTTGGGGAGCGACAGAGATAGTCGGTATTAGGGTCGGGGCGCCAAGTTGGGAGCTTAGAAGCAGACCCAATCGCGGGAATACCTGCAACTCCCCCATCCGCAGATGAAGGGCCAGATGGTCCGCCACTCGCCGTCATATCCTGGAAACCAGAAATAGCAAAATGAGTTTCAAGACCTCTTACATAAGAAACTACCATTGGAAGTAAAATTACAGCAACAACAAGTAAGACGAACATTGCGCCAATTCCCATTGATTTAGAGCGAGCCATTTTCTGACAAATGCATAGGTTTTATTATTCAATGGCCTCTTAGGCATATGGATACTTTGTCGGTGGCGTCATTGGTAAATCTGATATCGGTGGTAACTTTGGAGGAATATCAGACTTGCAATACCCATTCATACACCGTACGCGCTCTCCCTCGCACGATGGCAAATCCACTCCACACCGACCTGCATCCACAAATCCCTCAGACATACCAGGAACTGTTACTAAAAATATCATCATTGCAATAACTAATACCATAAAAGTACATCCAGCTAAATGTCTTAATTTCATATCCATTTCTACTATTTTATGCTATTTATTAATATTTCTTCTGGACATTAATGGCGGGACCCTTCAACTTAGCACTTTGTCGTGGGTCAAACATATTAACATCCTCCTCTTCCTTAATACGCGCCAACATCTCAGACTGTCTCCATAACTCTGGCGCCCCCAACTTGAAATCGCCGTGAATATCAGCTTTATACCAAAAAATTGTATCCTCCAACTTGTTACTCTGTGTATTGTTATTAACAACCAAACATTCAAAATTCTGTGTACACTGGTCCATCATTTGACAGAAAAACTCAAATGACGGGAAAGCAGAACCATAGTTTGTATATAGACGCTCTCTGTTATTCTTATATGGCTCTCTCAGAATAAATACATAATCGACGTTTGTACGAAGAGCAGGAGGAATACCGAGCGGGAACTGCATAGTAATGATGAAGAACACCTTCAACCAACGACCGTTCATAAACAAATAACGAATATTCTTATCGTGAGTCCAAGAATCATCGTACATACAGTCATCAAGAATCAAAAATGCACGGGGGTCAATATTTGATTTAATACCCTTGTCGCCATCTTGCTGGATTCGATGCATAACTAATTTCTGACGCTTCACGAAATTAGCTAAAATCACTGGATTATACTCACCGTGAATGAACATTGGTGGAACAATTTTTTTAAAGAAGCCGTTTGACTCTTCAGTACCTGAAATTACACAACCCATAGGTAAGTCTTGGTGGTGGAACAATAAATCACGAACGAGGGTCGATTTACCAGTACGACGACGTCCGATAAAAACCACGACGGCATCCTGTGGAACAGATTTCATTACGAACTTCCGGAGGTTAACATTTACACCGCCTTGTGCCATTTTGTATTCTGTAGCAAACAAAAATAATTAGTGCGGAGTACAAACGCACGTACAACTCTTTCAAACAAGAAGATGAAGCCCGTTCTACAAACACTTCAAAATCAACCCTGCAGGGAACGTGAAATTAATGAAAATGAACGAAATAATTTTTCTGATTATCTCCATTTACAGCGTTATCACCCCGCCTTAGATATCTTTAAAATTCCTGAAACCGCTATTTCTCACAAAAATGTTGAACTCCCTTCAAAATACTTCATTGATAACTGGGTTTCTCAAGATGAAACAAATGCAAAAATGTGGAATGTTACTCGCAAAACAGAAGACTCTGCTGCATCTGAACTCTGCAAAACCTTCGTCAAATCCGTTCATCTCCTAAATCCTATCGACCTAATCAAAGAAAAATATGTAATGCCTGAACATCCTTTACTTCCTCAAAGTGAAAATACCTGGAAGAAAACACTTCTCAAACTACACAGCCACAATAATCAGGCATATGTTGATGCTGTTGCCAACTTTGTACTTAGTCGTTTTAGAGAATTAAATCTCACACCGCATTGTATACTTTACTATGGGGCAGCAACTGGTATTTGCAAGAAATATCAGTTTAACATTTCTCAAGAATATGACACCTACAGACAATGCCGCTGGTTCTGGAATGGTATGAAATCTCATAGTGCCCGTCTGACTGTTGTCCGCGGCGATGCCGACATCGAAGATATTCCCAATTTTGAAGACATCTACAAAGAAATTGTAACTTGCCCCTTTGAAGAAGAAACAGCTGAAGGAGAAATT